CCCGGTGGTACGTAGACCACCGGGTCCGTCTACTAACTTACTCTTTATCTTTTTGATGCGCTTAGCCATAAATCTGGCATACGTTGAGCGTAGTTTTCTAAGTTCAAAAGATACTCTAGTGATGGTATGTTTATTGAGTTCAATACTTGCTGAAGCCTTCCGAAAACCGCTATGAGCTGCTAAATGTTTGACACTAAGGCGGTTGGTTGCTTCTCCGGCTATATCGCCGAGAAGCTTTTCGAAAGGGACAAGTCCTAGTCTGAGTAATAATTCTGGATTGCGTTTAGGCCTCATGGCCACGCTAATTGGTTTCTTTTTTAGGATACCCCCCACTAAGTTATATTGTGGACCAAGGTGTACGGGAGCACTCAAGTGCTCATCCACAACGCCCTTATAACAGGTCCAAAACTCAGTGGGTTTTGAGAAATCCCAAAGTTGCTCAATGGAGCGCTACGAATGTTGCTGACGACACGCCACATAGGCGTAATAGTCTCGAAGAGATACTTTCCCGATACGGTCTGGATGCCCACGGCGTTGAGGCAAACCGAGCCCTATATAGGGTAAAGTTGGGTGTATGCGCAGTTCTGCGGCCCTCCTCCACAAATCGGGAGAAGTAATTCTTAGCACATCTCTGAAGCGCTCGAACTAGGCAGGGTGACTAGCCCTATACACGCTGGATAGACTAGAGGCATTTTGAAAAATGTTGGTCGAATCGAAGCGCCCGTAGGCGCCGATCGAGATAGTCTTAATCCACCTGTAACCCGTGATTAACCTAAATCCATGATCCTTGAAACCCGCCTGATCTACTAAATACGGCCCGTTGCTGGCTCCAGGAGCCCAACTTGTAAGACCGAAATTAGGATTAGGCAGGCGTTTCTCACCGAAGATAGGTGCGAACCACATTCGTGCAAAGTTGCACACAGTGGTCGACACCTGGTGTTTGTGCTTGGATATAGGTAATCCACTATCACTAAGCTAGGCCGAATATGCAATGTTGCATTCTTTCGGCCAGATAGCAATAAGGTCGTCTCCGAGAATTCTGACAAATACGTGTCCTCGTTTCCACTGCATTCTGGCCCCTCGAGTCTCCATTAAGGCTATACTAATAGCCTGATCAACAATGAAGATATGAAGGACAGACAACAAGAACCAGGAGAGAGGTAGTCCCATAAGGCAACCCCGTGAAGACTGTATCCTATAAATGATGTCGCGCCAAGTGTAAGGCTCGACCTCAAGTGGATCAGTATCACGTATCCTACGCTTATAAACTAGTGTCTGGGATAACTACATTACACGTAACTCAGG